TACGAGAAGGCTGACAAGATTGATCTTGATGAACTGGGCAAGATGCTAGACGAACACATTGATTGGGAGAAAGAAAACGGTTCCGGTTCTGACGGTGGCAAGGACGGAGAAGGCAAAAACGGACGCCCTCGTTATTCTAGGGAAGAACTAGAAAAGATTCGAGACGAGATCAAAGAAAACATGATCTCTGCTGCTCAGGCTGCTGGTGCTGGCAATATTCCTGGAGACATTGAACGCATGGTTAAGGATCTTACTGAGCCTAAGATGGACTGGCGTGAGATTTTACAGCAGCAGATTCAGAGCACTATCAAGAACGACTTTACTTTTGCTCGTCCTTCACGCAAAGGCTGGCACACAGGTGCTGTGCTGCCTGGACAGAACTTCGACGAGACAATTGATATCTGTATTGCGCTTGACATGAGCGGTTCAATCGGCGACGATCAAGCTCGTGTGTTTCTTAGCGAAGTCAAAGGCATTATGGACCAGTACGAAGACTACAATATCAAAATTTGGTGCTTTGACACAGAAGTATATAATGAAGATACATTTACAGCAGACGACGGACGCGACATGCTTGAGTATGAAATCAAAGGCGGCGGCGGTACTGACTTTATGGCGAACTGGACATACATGAAGGATCAGGATTTTGTGCCTAAAAAGTTCATTATGTTTACAGATGGTATGCCGTGGGGCGATTGGGGTGATCCGGATTACACAGATACTGTATTTGTTATACACTCTGTATACGGGCGATCTCCCGAAGCGCCGTTCGGAGTAACTACATACTATGACGACTAGGTATAAACCACGCAAAATTAATCCCTTAAACTTCTATGGTATACGTCAATGCGAAGTGCCTGCACCGCACTTTGAATACGTTACCATAGAAATGAGACGATACAATCTAGAACAAACTATTGTTAAGTGGATTACACAGAATCTTAAAGGTCGATTCTATGTAGGCGCAATACACGAACTAAATCAGCATAACAAACCACAAAAAGTAATCAAAATTGGATTTGAAGATCCAAAAGAACTGTCTATATTCACTTTGGGTTGCCCTTACCTAAAGTATTAGTAAATAAAACACGCACATTATAGGAGGAAACAATGGCGAAAGAAGAAGAAACTGCACAGGTTGAAGAAACTGCTACTGCAGAAGCGCCACAGGAGTCTGGTGCAGAGCTAACAGTACAGGATCTTAATGCTATTAAGCAGATCATTGACGTCGCAAGTCAGAGAGGCGCTTTTAAGCCTAACGAAATGATGACTGTGGGACAAACATACACAAAACTAGAAACATTCCTAGCCGCTGTGTCGCAGCAGCAAGGGGCACAAGGAGAATCCTAATGGCTCTTAAGCATGTAGGTAGAATCAAGAACAATCAGAGAAAGGTTGTAGTGGCTTATCGCACTGTGCCAGGTGATGCTGGAAGTTGTATCGTAGTTACTACAGAAAATCTAATGGCAGACGAGCACGATGCTCTTATGAAGTGTGTAGAAAGTCACACAGGACAAACTTCGTACGAATTTGCTGAGGCTATGGCTCGCACACAGTTGCCGGATGGTAGGAATATGCTGGCTGGGTTTCATACCACAGGCAGAATGATGAAGGTTGCTACTAACGAAGTAGAAATGGTGCCGGATCGCAACAGTGCTATTCCGCTTAACGAACTGAATCAACAGATTGCGGAACAAAAAGGCGTATCTGTAGAAGACCTTGCTATTAGCGGTGGTGATCAGCCTGTTGATAATCAACGTGAAACTACAGTAGAAACTATCGATTACGATGCCGAGCCTGTTCCTGCCAACACAGACGGTGCTTTGTCAGACGAAGAACTTGCTGCTAAGTATCGAAGTGACGCAGATCGTCTCTACAAAGAAGCAAAGGCGCTGAGAGAGCAGGCAGAAGCTCTGTCTCCTACAAAGAAAAAGACTAAAGCAGCAAGTGCCCAGTAAGAAGCTTCCGCCAGAAGTAATTGAGTACTGGCCTGAGGTTTTTGAAGATGTAGAAGTAGAAGTTGTCCCAGTAGATTATCTCCATTCTGTTCGAATATCTTTCGAAGATGGCATAACCTGGGACATAGACCTTACCAAAGAAGAAGGTCTATACGATCTAGAGGCTTCTATCGCGGATCTTTTCGAAACCTACGAAGACTCTATAGTTCACATAGACTTTCGCTTGAACACAGAAAAGGTCAAAGAAGATATCTCAAAACGCACTCATCTGTTTATGAAGAAGCGGCGATAGTAATAGACTAGATTGATAAATACTTTAGTAAGATTAATCTAGGAGCAAATTGATGGCATTTCAATTTCGTCGTGGCACTGACGCAGAAAGACAAAGTATAACCCCTAAAGCAGGAGAACCGCTTTTTGTTACTGATACTGGCAAAGTCTTTGTAGGTAACGGTACCACACAAGGTGGTTTGCTAGTTTCTGCTGCTGTGTCTGATGATGATTCACCGAGTCTCGGTGGTAATTTAGACCTAAACAACAATAACATTATAGGCACCGGGAACATTAACATAGACGGTACTATAACTGCTACCGGAAGCATCAATCTCGGTGACGGTGTAGAAGATAATATCATCGTAGGTGGAGTAATAGGATCGAATCTAATTCCTGATACAGATGGAATATATGATTTAGGATCAAGCGATTTTTACTGGCGCAAAGGATATTTTGAAGATGTAGCAGTAGACGGCGAACTAAGTGCAAACAGTTTACAAGTAAACTCTATTGAGCTAGACGACAGCACGACTGTATTCGACGGTTTAACAAATTCTCTGTTTGTAGGATCTATAGTTGCAAATAACATTGAAAGCAATTTTCAAGGATCAGTTTTTGCAGACGATTCGACATTATTAGTAGATGCACTAGACAGTTCATTAAATACTACTTTCTTAAAAATTCGCGATACAGAGATAGCTGTTCAGAATGAATCTCAGGGACTTAACCTTGTTACTAATCAAGGTATAGGTGTACGTGCAAATAATATTAGCGGTGACCCGTCATCTAACCTGCTTATTTTAGAGTCTGCTAAAACAGTTAACAATTCTCTTGCTTCTCCGAGTCCTGGAGACAGTATAGGAGGTTTTGGTGCATCTATTTACAGCGATTCTATCGATACTTACGAAGCAAAAAGTTTAATAATAACAAGACTGGACACATCAGGTGAAGGTTCTAATTTAGATTTTGCAGTTGCAGATTCAACCGGAGAATTACAAGCAGCGTTAATTCTAAACTCTCAGGGAGTAGCAGAGTCTAGCATATTTAAGACAGGTTCATATGCAAACGAAACAGAGAGAGATACAGCTATTCCAAACCCCGAGCAAGGAATGATTATATTTTTGTCAGGCCACGATGATAGCAGCGGCTTTCCAAAATTTCAAGGGTATGACGGCACAGCTTGGCGAGATTTTAACTAAATTTCCTACACCTATTTCAACATTCTACGAAAATAATTATTTTTTTAAGAATAAAACTGTGAATCTCTGTCATAAAACTTCTTGTTTTTAAGTTTTCCGCACACAACATTACACACAAAAGATTTTTTCAGTTTCCAATATTTCTCCCATATCTCTGTGTATTTCGGATCATGGATAATATTTTTTATAGGTGTTTTTCTCAAATCAATGTAACCTATGTTGTTATACTCCTTATGAATATTGGTTAATTGTTTTTTTAGTTCTGGTAGCACACTGTTAAAATTAGGTTCGTCTAGTCGTTCTATTTCATAGCGTATCCCTGCTGTTTCGCAGCAGGGATAGAGATGTTTATAAGCATCTATATAAATTTCCTTCATATGCATCGATCTACATACGATTTCTGATTCCATTGCATTTTCAAGCACTGCAGGCAGATCGGAATCTTTATAGTTTATAACTTTAGAGTTATCATCTGGAAAAAGTTTTCCTATCTCATTACTACCTTTATCAAGAACTGAGAAACTATCGTGCCTAAATCTATAAGAGTATTTTTTAAAGACGTTAGTAAAACCTATGTTTAAAAGATATTCCTTTAAATCGTCAAAATCGTCTCTATTATGTTCAAAACTAATAAACTGAGATTCAGCGTTGCCGCCGGATGCAATAAATGCTTTTGCATTCTCTATAATTTTATCAAAATTTGTACCTATTCTGTGCTTTTCGTGATTATCTTCAAAACCGTCAATACCAAAAATAACCCTGTGACTTTTAGGTAAAGATTTAGCAAAACGAGCCCACCATTTTGGTTTATACATGCTTGCATTTGTGTGTATAGTTAATTTCGCATTACTATTTTCTTTGGTGTATCTACAAATTTTTTCTATATCTCTGCATATTAAAGGATCACCGTAGGTGCCACAAAAACTAATTTCCTTTACGTGTTGCAAAACTTCAAGATTCATAATTTTTTTGTAGTCTTGATAATTCCAACTAACACTCTTTACATTTTCATTAGGAAGTAATCCATGAAAATTTCTACTGCACATCGGACAACTAGCCTGACACTGAGTTGTTAGTTCAAGTTCTATTTTTTGTATATCTTGAAGTTTAAACATTTGAATATTTATATTTTACATCTGTTAATATAATAAGTGGGAGAGTACAAAATTCTTTTTAAATTTGGTTTAACATTTCAATGCATTCATTGTAATCTAATAAGAAATTCTTTTCCTTTTTAGATATTTCACTACTATGTAAGTAGTCTAAAAATTGTTGCGGTATGCTGTTTTTATCTTTTAAAATTTCAATAAATTTATTATAATTAAATTCTATTTTAGGTAATAATTTTTGATAAAGAACATTGTAATCTTTATTTTCTATCAACTTTATATTTTGTGTAATTCCGAAAATCCTCTTATCTATATCCTCTTCATCATCAAAACTATAATCAAATACGTCATCATAAAGGATAAATCCAAGTTCTTGAAGTTTTTTATGAATTTTTGGTGCTCCTAGAATTAAAAAAGGCTTTTTATGGAGAATTGCATAAAATGTTTTTTCACTCAAGTCTTTAATCACAACTTCTCCTTCAGAAATAATGTTCACAAAACCTTTGAAATACTCATCTTCGTATATTATTTCTGATATACATAAATTTTGATCTAGAGAATTTTTTCCATTTAGATATATAGGTTTATTATGAAAATATTCAAAAATATGATCATATAAATTATCATCTAGAGTTTTCAGCCAGCTTACATAACCTACATTTATTAAATTATTTTTAGCTAAAGACTCCATCATTTTACATCTATAACTGGTTATTCTGTTGTTTAGACAAACAAATGGTTTATCTATTTTAATTGTTGTACAGTTGCACTTGAGATGATAACTTAGGAAATTACGTAAAGATTTGTACATTAAAAATGTATTCCAGTTTATAATAGAAATTCTACTCTTAGGTAAATCAACGCCAACTGTTTTTTTCCCTTGTTTTTCTTCAAAATTTCCGAGCCAGACTTCTAACGTACAATTATTTTCTTCTAGTATTTCATGCACATCTTCAAGATAATTCGGACCAAAAAATCGACATTCTTCTGGTACAAAATATACAATTTTTTCGTTCTTTAAAGACTTGCATAATTTAATAAATTCGTCGTTTTGATGTGATATATAAAGATATACCTCATAAGGAACTTCGTGTGTTTTTAAGAAATCTGCTATTTCTCTATTATTAACATCTAAATCAATATTAGGTTCAAAATCGGGATGTTCTTTCCAGTACCAAAAAACAAATTTCATACTAATACAAATTTAACAAAAATTTAGGAGATCTACCTGCATTGAATCCAGCATGCCAAGCATAGACACTATTCCATGAGTATGCGTTGCCTTTGTCGACATTTGTATAATATTCGTCTTCGATCATAAACACATGACCCGTTTCAGGCTCACCGATGTGACAATGATATCTTTTTATATTATCTAATACTTTATATTGATCTACATGCCACGGTGCACATCTGCCAGGCATTATCATGCTTATCCAGCACGAATTATATTTTTCAATATTATAAAATTCTACAAATCTATCAATAACGGATTGGTCAAAGTTTGTAGTAGGATAAAACATGTGCCACTCTGCGGAGCCTCCGTCCTCTACTGACTTATAGCCTATTTCGTCCCATAATTTTTTTGTTTCTAAAAACTGTTTTGAATTAGATAGGTATTCTGGGGTGTGCTTATCTTTGCCTCCTGCTGTACTCGGGCCAATAGTAGGAGCAGTCTGATCTAACAAATCTTTAATTATGCTGTCCCAATCTATAATGTCTTTGCAATTTCCTAAAAATTTTGTTGTATTCATTAATAGTGCTCTAGGTGATCGATGCCTATTTTTTCTTTAAAATCTGTAGTGAATTTACAATCTATTCTCAGCCCATATTCTTGCTCCATACTAAACTCACCGCCGTGCCAGTCCTGATCATTAAAAAAACATGCATGAGAGTTCACGTATGATTTATTTTTAGTAGTTGGATTCCAAATATAAAATCCTCTTTTCAAAAAAGGCCTAATATGGATAAATTCTATATTATGATTAGAGTATCCATTTTCATCACCTTGTGTGCTATAATCTATATCTCTATGTTCGAAAGGCTGGCAGGAAGAATTTGATACAAAAAATATAACCCTTCCTACAGACTCTACTATATTGATCGTTTTTAAATTTTCTACCCATTTTGTTACGTTAGGAAAAAATTGAGATTCGTACGTTTTTTTGTGCTGACTCTCGCCCCTATCTGACATGTTACTTGCATCTTCCCAAAGAAAATAATAAGAGTACGGATCGTGAGCTCCTAGAGCAGATTTTAAAAATACTAAAAAAGTGTTTCTTTCTTCGAAATTTTTGAAATCCTTTGGCCATAGTTCAAGACCTGCTTTTTTAACTGGATCGTTTTTATCTAATTTTTCAAATTCTTCAAAAGCTTTGTATATAGGTTTCCAATTTACAATGTAACTACTATCGTCGAAGTTAAACGCAGGCTTCATCCATGTCCCTTCTTTTGCAAAGTTTTTTGCAAGTGCAAAGCCTTTGCAAATTTCTGGATGAAGATTTTTAAAACCTTCTATATCAAGAAATCTGTCTAAATCAACATAGGGCTTACCGTCTATTCCACGTATCATAATCACTCCTAACCAATTATAACTACTTATCAGCTACATAAATTTATGCAAACAAAATTTGACTATTATTATAACAATGTACCAGGGCATGGTAAATGTAGAAACAATTTGGTTTACACCAGCTTAATTTCTCATGATAAAAAGACATTTTGCCAGTGGTACTATAATGATAAAGTTTACCACAGTAGTCAAAATAAAGTTATTGACCCTGATTTAATGCAAGAAAAATGGAATAGGGAAGTTTATTTTTTGTCAGAGATGAACAACAATTACCCAGAACACCTTCCACAAATTCTTGACATAGATCATAAAAATAAAAAGATTTTCCTTGAGATTGACGGTGTAGATTTCTGGCAGAAATCCTGTCCAAAAAAGCAAGATTACGAAAGTGTATTACAAGACTGGGACAATCAAATGCTAGAAATATTTAGAGCTTATAAAGATTTGAACTTATATAAAATGAGTCTACATCCTAGCAGTTATTTTGTAATTAATGGTAAATTAAAAAGTATAAATTACTTTTTTTGTTATCATGAAAAAGAAAAAACTTTAAAAATAAAAGATGTACTAAGTCATATTAGCAACGAAAGATTAAAAAAACTTAATCCATTAATAGAATCCAAAGGAATAGATATAAACAACGATACTCTTCTATTACAAGCACAACACCTAGCACTTGACAGTTTTAAAAATAATTTTCCGTCAACTTTTATCGATAAAATAAAGAATTTGTATGTTTAAGATCAAAAAATATAGCCACGATTTAGATTTAGATTCTTTTTATAAAGAGGCACACAAGAGAGGATTTACTAACAACTCTTCAAAAAAAGTATTGATAGATTGTTTCGATTGTGAAAAAGAAAAACAGGTATGGATACTATATTATCAGAATGTTCCTGTAGGTTCAGTAGCAGCTCATTCTTTCTTCGATGTAATGGGAGGAAATTCTTATAGAATAGCTGTTAGAACATGTGTTCTAACTAACCTTCTTACTAATCACATGTATGGAAAAAACCTACGTACTAAAAATGTTATTATGCATCATCAAAATCCAACCGCTCAGTTTTTAATTCCAGCCTGCATTAATTGGGTTCCAGATTCTGGATCAACCTATATCACAACTAATAATCTAGAAGCCGGCACTCAATCGAAAGTAGATAAAATTTTTGCTCCGCTAATGGAACAAAAGGGAATAATGAACAAGGAAAAAATTGTAGAATACAGAGGAGCTAAACAAACTGTTTGGAAGTTTAACAAACAAAAGTTTTTAGCTGATCTGTCTTTATATCCCAGGTGGTGTTAGTTCTATGTAGAAACTATCAGGAAGATTTTTTTCCAATAGTTGTACATGTTCTTCTTCGATATCAAATCTAGCGTATCCCAAATCAAGATTGACAGAAAAGTCGGTTATAATTTTATTTTTATTAGCAAAATTCAACCATGGACTGATATAATTGTCAAACTTATACCTAGGATTTTCTCCGCCTGCTATTAGTTTTACACCTTTAGAATTCTTAAGTTGATTCTCCTGCAACAAAGATCTTACTACTAATTGATAACGAATAAATTCACCACAATTTATTGCAGTGTGGAGTTTTCCAGTATCCATATGATACCATGCAGCATCTGCTTTTGTAGGATAGGTAATGTTTTCTGTTAAATCTATCAAATACGCAGCATCGCCTGTAAGATTTAAATGGTATCTGTCATCAATATCAGCATGTTGTGTATAACAAGTTTTTGATTCTAAACCAATTACCCGTGCTTCGCCGACAGGAAAAGTAAGAGCGCCCAATAGTTTTGACCAACAAGAATTTTTAAATTCATCTTTAATTATCCATGGGTCATAAAAAAAGTTTCCAGTTGGCTTGTTTATAGGTGTTTTGAAATCTGAAAAATTAAAAACGTGCTCTTGACTTTTTTCTAAATCATGAGAATCCACAGTATAATTAGTTTTTCGTATCATAATCCTATTTACCACTCTTAATTTTTGAAAACACCTTGATTGATAAGTACATCAAATGCAGGATTACAATTATATTACAATAGACAACTTGCAGTTTCCAATAAGTCAAAATTGGAAAAAAATAGGAATAAGCGTTAGCGGAGGAGCCGACAGTGCTCTTTTATTATACCTTTTAACAAAAAATTGCATCGATTGTGAAATACATGTTATATCTCAAATAAGATGTTGGAAAACTCGTCCTTGGCAAGAACATAACAGTCTAGAAGTCTTTAACTGGATAAAGTCTAAATTCCCAGAAAAAAAATTCAAACGTCATACAGGATTTATTCCGCCTGAATTAGAATGGGGAGAGAAAGGACCTACAATTAAAGACGAATACGGAAAAATCAAAAGCGGCGATCAAATAATACTTCGGTCTCATAACGAATATATTTGTTACAAAGAAAAAATTGATGCTTGGTATGCTGCTGTTACTCGTAATCCAGATGTACCGATAAGTGGCGGCGTGCCTGATCGAGACGAAGGATATTTACCTGTGGTATTTGAACATATGAATAAAATCGTATGCCATCCTTTTATAAACACTCGTAAAGATTGGATTATAAAACAATATTACAACAATAACATCCTAGAACTACTTGAATGCACTAGAAGCTGTGAAGGTGATAAAATACACTATCCTGAAATTTTTGGTGATCTAGATTATAAAACCTATATACCCGGGCAAACTGTGCCAGAATGCGGTGAGTGCTTTTGGTGCAAGGAGAAAGAATGGGCCTTAAATCGTGTTAAAGAATAGCTCTTGTACCTTTTGTATGCATCCATTTACTGGTCTAGCTACTAGAGAAGATGGTGCTATCAAAATCTGCTGTAGAAGCCAGCCTGTAGGGTGGATACAGGATCAAAGCCTCGAAGAAGTCTGGAACTCGGACAAAATGAAAGAAGTCCGTAGACAGGTTCTAAGCGGTGAGAGGCCCGATGTCTGTATCCCATGTTTCGACTTAGAAGATCAAGGCGTAGAGAGCTTAAGACAGCGTCATACACGCGGAGTTATACCCGAAGCTAGAGTCAACCTTTATTCTGATGCTTTAGACAAACTAGAAGACGACTATTCAATGCCGTTTGAATTACCTACTATGGAGATTAAAATTAATAATCTCTGTAACCTAAAATGTCGCATGTGTAATCCTCTTGATTCTACTTCGTGGACTGACTGGAAGGAAGTAGAACCGTTTTACGAAAAAGAAAATAACTACCTAGTACCTGTAGTAAGAAAACTAACAAAAAGACCAGGGCAATACATAGGAGCGTTTGACGATAGTAAACACTGGTGGGAAAGTTTTGAAAAGCTGCTGCCGCATTTTAGAAGAGTAGAGTTTGCAGGAGGCGAGCCTCTAATGGATCCTAACCATTACAAAATTCTTGACATGCTTAAACCTTATGCTGACAACATTGAAATTAAGTATGCTACAAATGGCACGAAACTAGGTATATCAAAAGGCAGAACCATATTCGACTACTGGCCACATTTCAAATCGGTTGCTGTCAACATAAGTATAGACGGTATACATGATGTGTATGAATACATTAGAGGCAATGGCGACTTTGCGCTTATTGAAGAAAATATTAAAAAAATTAAACAGATTCCTAATGTGTCAAGAATTGTAGGAGCATTTACTGTGCAATCAAATAATATAATGCAGATAGACAAAGTAATAGAATACTTTCTAAAAGATTTGAAAATAATTTTTTACAGCCACAGAGTAAATTATCCTAGAGCACTGTCGGCGCAGGTTTTACCTACAGAATTAAAACAACAGGTTATAGAAAAACTTGAAAGTATGAAAGATCGAATCAATTCATATGAAATTATTAGAGATAGTGAAGTTTTAAAAGAATTTACTTTAACACAAATACAAGATAATATAAATTTCCTTAATGCAATCGATTTAAGTGAACATTGGTCTGATTGTGTGCAATTTAATCGAAAACTAGACGCAACAAGACAGCAAGGTCCTCTAGAAAAAATTATACCAGAATTCAAACCCTATGTATAAAGTAACCAGTAGATGGCCACATCAAAATTCACTTAAGATAGAATGGAATTTAGGTAAGAGATGCAATCTTGATTGTGCCTATTGTCCTGCGGAGATACACGATAATCATTCTCCGCATACAGATATAGAGATTCTAAAATCAACAGTAGATAAATTATCTCAAATTGGGAAACCTTTGAGAATAAGTTTTACTGGAGGCGAGCCCTGTGTCCATCCTAAAATATCAGAACTGTTTAATTACACAAGAGAACATGCTTCGTGGATAAATGTCACTACCAACGGGACAAGGAAAGCAGAATGGTATGCCAACCAGCCTCTAGATCATATTGTGTTTTCTCTACACTTTGAAACTGCTGACTGGGAACGACATTTGTTAAACATCATAGATACACACGAACTAGTAGATATTCCAATACAGGTTAATATCATGGCACATCACGAACATATGGAAGGGGTTAGGTTTGCTGTTATGATGTTGCACAATCACAAGATAAAATATGTTATACGCCGTATTCGTTGGACAGAATCACACGATTGGTTTGATGACATGCGATATGACCAAAAAGATCTAGACTGGATCTTAGAAAACGAAGCAACTGCTTTACCTAACTGCGAGGTAGACGGTGAGTATTATATACATGCTAATGATATTATTAAAAAGCATGATAATCAATTTCAAGGTTGGCAATGTAATATCGGACTTGAAAGTTTAATGATTAATTGGGACGGCAAAGTCCATAGGGCTACTTGTAGAGTAGGAGGAAGTCTAGGTAATATATACAAAGGCAGTTTTAGGATACCAGAAGAACCAGTTATCTGTTCTAGAAATTGGTGCACCTGTGCTGCTGATATTCCAATAACTAAATTTTCTGCTTAGAAACATGAGTGTCTGGTTGGCAGGAACAGCAGTTTCTAGGGCAAATTATTGACTGTAAATCTAATTTTGCTCTATTAAATTTTTCTTCAAAATCTTCAGAAAATAAACTTAGATTCGCATCCTTGAATATTTCTTCTTGACATGACCCGGTTATTTTGCCATCATGAGATATAACTAAATTTTCTATAGCAACTGAACATTTCCATCCTTTGAAATTGTTACCTAGTTTTGAAATGTAATGATTTGGAGCAGCAGGTTCTGCTTCGTCGTTGTCGAACATTGCAATAGATTGATAATAGTTTAATTCGTTTAAATTATCTAAAATCCATTTACTATCTGGAATCCTTTTTAGAGGATTAGTAAAAAATTTTTTTTGTTTATCTGTATAGGAATCAAAGTCTAATCCAGGTGCGTCTACTACTTCTTTTGCTTGAATCGGCCACGAATGTTTACTGCGTAACATTTCATCTAATAGTTTAAGACATTGATCCCAATGTTGAGCATCCATTACTAACAATGCACCTACTCGGCTTCCCCTTTCCCATAAGTAATCGCAATTCTGAATATATCTAGAAATATCTACTTCTTTATAATGACAACTTAATGAAAATTTATCGATATGCTTTGTGTTTTTTTCAAACCATTCTGTCTTTCTAGATCCATTTGTTGTTAATTTTATAGCTACATTGTGAAATTTTTTAATTTCAATACAAAAATCATTTAAGTAAGGCCAGAGCGTAGGCTCACCGCCTCCAGCAATATCAATCCTAAAAAAATCTTTATTATGAGACTTTTGATATTCATCTAACAGAATTCGAAAATTTTTTATTACTGTTTCGATATTTTTTGGAAATTTATTAATGTTTAGAACAGAACCAGGAAAACAATACTCACAATTAAAATTGCAAATATCTGTAGGCCAAAATCTTATATCTAATATATTTCGAGGCGTTGTGCTAACAACTCTTGTTAACTGTTTCATAATAAATGTGCTAACTCAGGGAATACTTTTTTAGCAGAAATTCCTCTAATTTTGTCTAATTCTGAAATATATTCTTTAAAACCTTTAAGTTCATTTGATTTGTCTTCAGCATCCATATGATTCATTACAGATTCCCATCTCTTCCAACCATACGGATTATGTTTCCAGAAATCATCGTCTTGTCTATAATTGTGCCAAAGCCAATCTTTAAATTCAGCGTATTTTTCTCTTACCTCTAGTTTATCTTCCTTAGGCAAGCATTGAATACTTAAAAAGGTAGGAATATACAAAAGATGCATGTTTACTAATCCGCCGCCCATCTGTATACCGCCAGGAACTTGTGCAAAATTTAATTTTTTGAAACCAGATTCAACTTTCCATTTCATAAAATCAGGTAGGTGTTTTACATTTAGTATCTGAATTGCTGTAGCAAGACTGGTTGTAATATTATCTGGGGTATTATCTAACATACGAAGATTACGTTCTACAGTTGTCCAATCTGTAGGGTATCTTATGTATTCATCTCTTTCATAACAGGCATCCATTGATATTGCAAATTTTACCTTTTTGAATCTTTTCCACATATCTATAAGGTCTTCGTCTACTAATAACCCGTTAGAATTATATCGGAGAAGTATTTGGTCTTGATATCCCTGACGAAGGATCTCTTCGATAAATTTCTTGTGCTCTTTTATCATTAGAGGCTCGCCGCCTGCAAAATACACCTGTTTAAGGTTAGGTATTTGTGCATTCATTTCTTCCCAGAAAGAAAACTTTTCATGCCATTTGTTATCGAATGAACTGGTATCAAACTGCATTTGCTGTTTTACACTAGGATCTTTTAGTTTATTCATTAACTGAGAATGGTCCTGCAACCAGCGCGACGAATCATGTGGTGAGCACATTACACATTTCAGATTACAAGTGTGCCCTAGTCGTAAGTCGAGATATTTTAACTGTTCAGGAACTGTGCCGTCTTCTTGTGTTTGTCTTATTAATTCTGGTATATCGATATCGTCATAGTGCCATGTCAGTGTTTCCCATATTCTCTTGGAAACAACACCTTTAGATTCTTCGGCAAAACACTTGGTACAGGACTTAGGTACTTCGCCTTTCATCATGGTAGTTCTAACACTTTTCATATAAGCGTTATTCCATGCTGACATTGGAGTTTCTTTAGCAAAATTAGCAGGAACTCCGTTTTCGTTTTTTACTAGACCAATTTCGTGGTCTGCGCCGGCGCCGCTTGAGTTTGCAGAACAGCAAAGTCTCATATCTCCATTGGGTCTAGTTGCAAAGTGTATCCAAGGTAAAACACAATACGTAGAAGATCCAGAAGCCTCTTTAATTTTCTCTTGAAGATCAATTATACTAGCATTTTTTAAGTTATTCATTATTAATCCTTTTTACTTGCATATATTGATCTTTAGGTTGTGAAAGGTTTATATTCTTTCCGCACGTTCTTACGCAAGTTAGTAGTTTTTTAGGTCCCCAATATTCTTCCCAAGCAGTTTGCCAGGCATGCGAATTAATAATTTCTTTTATTGAGCGACTTAACGCATTTGTATTCCCTAAGGTCTTCTTTAAATCTTTATATTGTTCTAATACATCTTTTCTGTATTCCGAAGCAATGTCTTCCTTAGGTGAATATGTATACGGAGCACTTGCTAAAAAACAACACGGAAATACATTTTTTTGAGCATCGATAAAAATTTCTTTTGTTTTTTTAACATAACAATCGATCTCACTATCCTGGAGGAAAGACTTATAGTTATCTACTATTTGCTGCGGTATAAATCCGGTGCCTGAATTTGTAGGCATTTCTAAACTGTATAAAGTTTTACCTTCTTTATCATAAACATCAAATTTTGGCTCTCCGATAAACCTGCTTGAGTTTTTTTCTGTGAATACATGAAATCCAATATCGTCTGCTCTTTGTTTAGCTTCTTCAACTTGATGTTCATTATGTTTGAATTTAATAAAACACCATTCTGCTATGCCACCGTTTTTTATAAATGCTCTAGCATTTTCGATTATCTTATTATAGCTTGTACCAATACGGTATAAGGAATGAGTATCTTCTAAGCCGTCGATAGCAAAAACAACCCTGTGTGTTTTTGGCATTGCCTTTGCTAGCTCACTCCACCATTCGGTTGTCCTTGCACTGCCGTTAGTGTGTATCCTGATGTTTAAATCTGGATTTATTGTAGAAGAATATTTTATTATATCAATTAAATTGTCATTAATGATTGGATCTCCAAAGTTACCGCACATGTAATATCCGGTAATTTGATTTAAAACTTCCGTTGTTGCTACTTTTTTAAAGTCTTTTAGAGACCAATCGGTTAATTTAAGAAGAGGATTTTTTACACCCCCATGGTAATTCCTAATACACATAGGACAACTAGCTTGACATCTGCTAGTTATTTCAAAATGTATATCTTTTAGATCTTGGTAATTAAACATAAATTAGAAAATAAAGAGAGAGTTTGCATTAAAGATATTTATAGCGCCTGACTATCTATTTGATTAGATTTTGGTACCGATTATCATCCATCTATTATATAGAGGAAGTTCTTTTGTTCCTGACCATTTAACTTTGATATTTGATTGTTCTATAAATTCATTAAGACTATTTGCAATACGTATATGTTCGTTAATTTTATAATTATTACTTTGCAGCACTAATAATCGACTATCTATATTTTCAAGCCAATCGTCAAATTGAGATTGTGTTAGATGCTCGCAACTAGTATTAATAATTACATCTGCGTTTGATTTTCGAGAGCACATATCATCAGTAATTGCTAGAAATCTGTTTTCTATCTTTTCGAGCATATTCATTTCATTTGCAATACTTTCACAAGTAGGGTCTAAGTCTATACTCCTAATAGAATTTACAGGAATATTACTTTGAAAGAGTAAACTAGCTAGAACTCCGACCCATCCTCCGTGTATTTCTATATCAACATGCTCTGCAATATGGTTACTTAGTTCTTCAACTAACCATTCTTTGCTTGATATCTGGCCTCTCCAAAAAGCATCTAAAGTCCTATGAGGATTAGAACTTTTTCGTATAGCTTGCATCCAATGATGAAGATGTTCTGTGTCAATATTCATATTTTGCCTTAGGTATTTTGGAGTCTGCTGAACTTACACAGGTTGGTGTTATACACTTTTTAGGTGATTGAAATAAATCAAAACCTTTATCGATAGTGCCAAGAGGTTCGTCGTGGCAGGAATAAGAACGTTTTATCTCACCGCCTGGCTCACGGATAATACAACTCTGATAACCAGCATTACAGTCCCAGCCTTTGAACTTGTTAAATCCAAACGCATTAAGTCGCTCGGCTTGATCTAAGTCATACTCGGTACCGACATCGTCCGTCAGTCTCATTTGCGCAAGTTCTTCGCCATTAGCATGCTGCGGAAAGCCTGTCTGTAAACAGTCAACCTGTGTCTGAGTATATCCATGCACTACAAAACTTGCTGTAGGGTCGCTTTGAGGCTTTACAGTAACGTTTATGCCCCGGTCTGCAAAGCGCTGGCAGCGTTCCCAATATTCGTCGAACAGTTCAGGCACCATTACCTGATTGATTGTGACAAATACCCCGGCATCTATCAGTTGAAGACACTTGTCGCCGAACTGTTGTTCGTCCGCAAACTCTGCGTGAAAACTTGCTGTGACAGATCTCCTACTGAGATTCTTTGTAGCAGCGATCCAGCGACTCCACCATTTCGCACCCGGTGACAGATTTGTAGTCATGTGTATGCTTTGATACTCCGGCAGGCTGTCTTCGGCATAGTGTTCAATCAGTTTGAGAAAATGTTTATACGAAGTCGGTTCGCCTCCGGAAAAACTGAAGTGGAAACTGTCAAAACCATTGAGACGACTCTGTGCCTTGATGTTGTCCATTACAGAACAGTAGGTTTCTAGAGGACGGTGATCTGAGACACTAGATCTTGCGTATGGCCAACAATAAGAGCATGAATAATTACAATATCTAGCCAGGATCCAAGAAACTGAGAAAAGACGGTGGTCTAGGAGAGTCTTTTGACCCAGTTTGACTATTTTATCGAATGGTATTTGTTGAAAACCTTTCATATAACCATTCAAAATCGTTTATTTTCTGTAACTCGGTAACGTTGTCTTTGTTTTCTTCACCGAATTTTCTACCTTCTTTGGCGCCTTTTATAGCATCTATGCCAAACGGTCGATTTACGCCTTTATTACACCATGTTTCTAAGCGTTCAAGTGTTTCTGAATTGCGCTGTCTGTCTATTGTTTGGCTAGCAAGTTTCACACACTCTCTAAAGCCAGACCGCCACGAAGAAAAAGGATCGGTGTTAAATGCTGTTATGTTTGATATTTCTTGAATTGCTTTAAAACTTTTGGATATACTAGTTGTCATGTCGGGCTTAGAAGTATCCATCTTTAGAGTCTTTGTTCTTGGAAGTAGTTTTACTCCGCCATAACCATATATTAAATCATTTACAGGATTCTTAGAACGCCACACATGAACAGTGTTTAAGTTGTATTCGTTTACTTCGTAATCAAAAGAAAAATCATCTCGTAATTCAGCATCCGCATCTACTACCCAAAACATTTTTGTAAAACATTTTTTTGCGGCTTTGATGTGTGCTTGGTGAATTCCTTTAACACCATCTACTCTTTTAGCAGAAGGGAAACGAGATTTTAAAAGTTCCCAGTTTTTATCTGCGTTCGATTCATTATAGGATATAAAGACGATATCATACATAGTATACTATACTACACTCAAACATTATCTCTGTCTAGTATTTCCATAATGTATAACTCTACTAACAGAACTTGTAAATTTCCTCCAGGGATCTATCACGATGCTAAATGGCGGAATAGGACAATAAATTTCATCTTGAGTTTTGGTTTCTGTGTAATCGTAGGTTACCGAGGCGGAATGTGCCATGAGAAATACACCAGGTTCTGTAGGTTGGTAAAAGTCGCCTGTATAAGGATCTATGTAGGTGGGTTTAATTCCTGCTTCTTGAACATAGTGTCCAACTAATAGACTGTATGATCCGTCTGTATAGGGTACTTGGGGTTTGTATGCTTTGCCGTGTATGTATATTGGCATGTTATTTTCATTGGCGTGTTTAACTAGTTCAAGCGCAAGGTTTTGTGCTTGGATCTCTCTTGCACTCATAATAGCATCAAACAAGTCGTAGCCTAGGTCAAGTTCCTGTGCCATATAGCGTAAGGCAATATTGTCTCTTGGATGACAGGCGCCCCCGTCTCCCATTCCTGCTGTCATATACTGAGGACTCATAATACGTTTGGTAGAATTGGCAAGTGCTTCTGTAACTACATCAACATTGATATTTTTCTGTTTTTCCGCAACGTCCTGAATCATGTTAACCAGAGATATTTTTGTAGATATAAAAGTGTTGTAAAAAACCTTGATACATTCGCATTCGTCATAGGTGCCTACAACTGTAGTAGGCTCGTTTTCCATTACAGTATCGTAGAATTCTTTTAACTGTTTTGCATCACCTGTTTCAGATCCGTCTTCTGTGCCAACCATAATCATTTCTGGATTAACCATGTCCCAGGCAACAGATCCCATTGCTATAAGGTAAGGGTTATAAACAAATCTTGTGTTTTTCACAAGTGGCATAAATTCTTTTCTAGTAGTGCCTGGCAACACTGTAGAAATTAATACTAACAACTGATCTTTGTTCATATGCTTGTCTGCTTTTTCAAGAACAGACTTTACAGTATCATATGAAAAGTCTTTTGGCGGTAAATGATATGTTGGCATACTACCATCATAGTCAGCATCATGCGGTGTTGGCACCGCTACAAATACAATATCGCAGTCTTTTACACAAGCTTCAATAGATGTTTTAAACTCTACTAGATCGCTAGGAAGGGGCTCAAGGTCGTATCCTTTTACAGAATGTCCTTTTTTTACAATTTCTTCCGCGCACGGAAGCCCTAATTTACCTACTCCGATATATCCTATGTTCATTTTTACCCTTTATAAATATGATATTAATAATTATACCTTAACTATGAAAAAACTACAAAAAGCGATTGAAAGCAACATATACATCCATAATACAGAAAGCACAATATTCACAGTTTTATTGGATAAAGTTCTACACGAAAATCCTGATATAGAGTTAGGTAAAGAATGCTACGTACATGCACTGCTAGGTTATCCTAAGTGGTGCAAAGATTCTGATATATTTTGTTACATAAAAGATAAGCCTCTACGCTTACTGCAAAAAAATAAAGCATATTTTGTATTTGATGCTTCAACCGAGGGCTTTAGCACTCTGTATGATCAGCCATTTTTTGATATGTTATATTTTAATTGCGAAAAGTATAGGGTCGATCCTTCGCAAATAATTTTTGTTTCATCAAACCTTAGAGACGAAAAAAATATAAAAATTTATTCTGTTAAAAATAATAAAAAACCATTAAACGTATTTTCCTTTATTTCTTTTGAACAGGTGCTAGCAATTGACGACGGACAGGCACTAAAAAAATGTGACGAGTTTTTTAAAAATTCTTACCAACAATGCGTAAAGCAATTTGATAACAAATACTTTTCTGCTCTTAGCCGCGTAAATCGAGAATGGAGAATGTATTCTCAAGCGTTAATTTATAATAGTGACTTAGAAAAATATGCATTATTAAGTCATGATAAAATTGGAAAAAATTTTACTAAGTTTCTATACGATAAAAACCTATCAAACAATAAAGTCAGTGATTTTGAAAATGCCTTGCCGCTTATAATTGATCAAAAAGATTTTTCTAAAAACTGGGCAATTGATACTCCTTATAACAATATTCACGATCGAACACTTTTTCAAATTGTAAACGAAACTTTAGTTGAAGATCACCACCGGAGTTCTTTATTTTACAGTGAAAAAACATTTAGACCAATAGCAAAGTTTCAGCCTTTTGTTATATGGGGGCAGCCCGGTGCAAACACACAGTTAAAAGCTGTAGGGTATGATTGCTACGAAGACTGGTTTGACTTAATATTTGATAACGAAAATGACCATGTAAGGCGGCATAAAATGATGATAGAAATGCTACAGCATGTATGTGCAGAAATTGGCAAATTATCTAGAGACGAACAAATCGAATGGCGTTTTAAGAATATAGAAGTTTTGAAACATAATTTTAAAACAATGGCATCGTCAGAGTGGTCTAGAAATAAATTAAAAGAGTTTTTAAAGAAAATCTAGATGCTTTTCAGTTCTGGAAAATAATCTAGTAAATTTCTATTCCTTTTTCTGTCATAGATTTTTGTCTGTTCGAGAAAATTATTTCTGTTTTCGTGATTATAATTGGTTTTTTCTAGTGTTTGTATTATGCCATCTATTTGTGCATTTAGATTTTCATCGAAATTCCTAGTCTTTAGTTCATCAATAATTTTGTGTTTTAGATTATCGTTTATTACGGAAAAATTATAAAAATCAGGTTCTATTAATGTGTAGAGTGTAGGCGAGTACTTTTTTGAGTATAAATTATTCTCTAAAATATAATTGTAAAAATTATTCAAGGTAGATACATTCAAAACACTGATAACTGAATTTGTGCTTAACAATATATGCGGTGTGTATTCTTTTATTTGGCGTATATTTTTTTCAACTTGCTTCCAATTTGTTCCTTCGCGAATATATTCTGCCTTTTCCCCATAATGATCTATACTGGCATATATCTCTATATCAGAAAAATGTTTCCACAGGTCTAATACATTTTTGTTTTTGAATTTTAGTTTTGATAAATTAGAATTATATCTTAATCTAACATCTGTTTTACCTAAAGTAATAAGTTTTTCTAAAATTGCATAATGCTTGTCTGTTAAGAGAGGTTCGCCGCCTGCGAAATAAAATTCTTCAACTCCTTCGAAATAAGGTTCTAATTCGTTGTACAATTTATCGTTAGAATTTCCGCCAGCAAAAATGTATACATTCTTGTTTCCGTCCTCTTTTGCCCAAGCCGAAGAAAAAGTTGCACAGCAGGTACGACATTTAAAATTACAGATATTGCTCCATCGGATATCAAGATATTTAAAATCCATTTTTTCTAAATATCCATCTGGCTGCGTAAAATCTTCTAGAAATTTATACTTTTTAAATTTTTGGTTAAAATGTGTTCTTGCACTATTTCCGGTCATTTTTTCGCTTTGGTAGCAGGCATTACAATGCGGCGATTCTAATCCGTTAATCATGTTATAGCGTAGATTTTTAAAATTTTCATTGTTCCATATTTCTTCGATACTGGAGTTTTTTGCATCGCCGAGCGGATATCTATAATCGCCGATACAACAGGGCAGTACTGATCCGTCTGCATTTACATATAGATGCAACCATGGAAGAATACAAAACGTATTACTCATCTAACCATCCTGATTCGGTTAGCAAATGATCTGCCCATACAGCATGCCCTTTGTGATTAGGATGCATCGAGTGAAATTTATTTGCTTTTAAAAAATCATTAGACTTTTCAATTTTTTCCATCTCTTTGTTTAACCATTCTAGATTAAAATTGATTTTGAAAAAATCTCTATTTTTGTACATTTCGTCTAACCACCCTATTGACTGAAACGATAAACTTCTATACTTTATATTAAGTAGTTGTGCTGATTTGGCAATCCAACTAGGTTGTATTTGTTTAACATGCTCTAATTTTATATGAGTATTCCACTTGCAGAAATTTTTCCACACAATTACATCAAGATTCGAGTTGTCTCTTTCTATTTTATCTAAGATATCTAAAAATATTTCATCATATTTCTTTAACCATTCATAAAAAGAAATATTTTGGTTTCTCTGATAAAGTTTTTGAATCGGATGATTATAATCTAGAGTATTTAAATGTGCGTGTTCTCTCGAAGGTTCGGTGATTTGCATTACTAACAGAATTTTATCGTAATTAAATGTTCTTTTAATATAAGCAATTATTCTTTCTAATTCAGAAAACATATACCCGTTCGAATTACCCGGGCGTGCATATTGATATAAATCCACGTTTAATTCTTTTGCAATTCTAGGTCCAAATGTGTATTCAAGCTGTGTATCTAGACTGTAATCCTGTAATGCACTGGCAATTCCTTTTACATTTTCACCGTATGTCCAACTTTCACCTATATTAACAAGGACAGTGTCAGAACCGGTTATTGCATGAACTTCAGAATATTTTACAGGCAGTTCTACCCAGTCTGGATGAATATTATCATCGTTCAGCATAATTTTTGCTTTACGATAATACTCAACATTTACGGGTTCGGCATGTTCGTACCATTGCATCTACTGCTCCTATCAAAAATTATTTATAGTATCCAATAGATTATTAAATATAACATGGAATTAAAAAAACCCAGAAGACTGTTTACCTTTGGTTGTTCATTTACAGATTATAAATGGGCCACTTGGGCAAATATACTAGGATATGAACTTGGCTGTGAATTTTATAATTTTGCTAGGAGCGGTGCTGGCAATCACTACATTACTAATACACTAGCACAAGCAGACAGTTATTTTGATTTCTCTAAGGAAGACCTAGTTGTTGTTTGTTGGACTAATATTTCAAGGGAAGATAGGTGGATTAGTAATCAAGGCTGGCTTACACCAGGAAACATTTATACCCAAAACGAATACGATTCGGCTTTTGTAAAAAAATGGGCAAACGAAACTCATTTTGGTTTGAGAGATTTTTCGAATATTCATTTAGTAAAAAACCTGTTAGAAAACAAAGAAGTTCCGTATAAATTCGTCTCCATGTGTGATCTAAGTCAACAGAGTCAATGGCAAACAATTCAAAAGAGAAAGCAGAACGATCCTATATCTAAAATATCAAAATTATATCAAGAAACACTAGAACATGTATCTTGTAATTTTTATGATGTTTTATGGGATAATGATATTTTTGTAAAATTTGAAAAAGATCGAAAAACTATTCATCCGCATCATTGCGACGGACATCCTACTCCTGAAGAACACTTAACATTTTTACAGTATGCGTTGAACTACACATTCACTGATAAAACATTAGACACTGTGAAAAATTTACAAAACGACTGGGTAGAATATTTAAAAAAATGCTATTCTACCACGAAAAGAGACACACCAATCCACGAATTACCAGCTAGTGTAGAAAGAAAATTACGTGCAAAATATAAATTACGCCTTAGTGACAACGTTTCTGATACTATTTTCCATTAACTTCTTCACATAAATTCCAAAAGTTTTGCATCTCAGGAAAAGTTTCTACAAGACTTGCATTTCTTCTACGATCATGTTCCGAAAACCATGCATTAAAGTTTTTACGAGCAATGATCAGTTTATCTTCTTCATAGTTAGTAGTCTCCATGTAGTCGACAACCCGCTTAAACTTTTCGTATTCTAGATCTGTAAACTTAGTTCTATCTGCATTGTTTACGTTCAGTTTTATAAACTCTAAATGTTCACGCATATACGGCATGAATTCGTCCTTGGGGAGAATGTTCATGTCAAATATAGCAGGTTCTTTTAGGTGAGGAGTGTCAAAACGAATTCTCTGCCATTGTGTCTCGTTTTCGTCTGAATTATATTTGTTTCTCCATTCTAGTATCTTTTCTAGAAGGCTAGTAAAGCTAGTAACGCCGAATATGTTAAAAGTAATCATAAATGTTACAGGCAATCCTGTGTTAGAAAGATAATAGTCAAGATTGCGTTCCCATAACGCAATATCTAAGCCGTGACGTGCATACTCAGCACGTTTGCCCCAAGTGTCAATAGAAGTGTACAGTTTAAAACTCTTTATAGCACCGATATTGCGTAGATGCGTAATCCTTTGTACTAATTGTTCTACTAATTTAGGCTTGACTCCTAGGTTAGAGTTAATTTCTATCTGAATATGCGGTTTAGGATCTTCTTCCAGTCTATCAAACAAGTCCCATGTGCTTTTGTGCATCAAAGGTTCGCCGCCTGTTATGCGCAGTATGTTTAGCGTCTTTGAGGCTTCAGGCCACCACTTCCACCATGCTTCCACATAGGGATTTTCTTCCTCTTTCTGATAGATTTTAAACCAGTCTATATCCTGTCTATGGTCAGTAGAGGTATCATATGGTCCGTGATCGTTAATTTCCTTCCAGTATCTTGAACTTGCTTTAGGATGGCAATATCCGCATTTGAAATTACACTCGTTTGAGAAAGAAATTTCTATGTATTCGGGATTTACATTGTATTCTGCACCGCCTTGTTTAATTTCTTCCAGTCTTTCCGGTGTGTATATCGAAGCAGTTTTAATATGACGGTCTGACACATAGTCTTTACCCATTGCTTCGATCTTCCAGCAATAATTACAGCCGGTAGGCTGCTTGCCTTTCATCATAAACTCACGTTCTTGCTTCTTTTGCTGAGTATTATGAAGTGCAGCAGGATTAGTTTTAATTTCTTCTAGAGGTATTGGATGCGGAGCAGGATGATAACAACTATGCGTTTCCCCCGTTTGAAGGTAGATCGTAGTATGATGCCACTTTGCCATACAGAAAGTGGGTGATATTTCTCGATCGGTGTGGGGAATAATTTCCTTTATCTTTTCTAGTTCGCTCATTGTCTTGATTTTATTATTCGAGGAGTGTTATGATATACTTTTTTAAAGAATCTACTAGAATCTTCGTCGAGTAAAGCAATTTCTAATCCTAAATCAGTAGCAAGTATATTTCCTGCTTCTTGTATATGAGAAATTAAGTCGTCATTTTGAATTTTAGAATAATGATTGTTCCACTGTTCTGTAAGATACTCGAAATCTCTTACTTGAGTGTAGTCCCAGTCTGTGCAATTTGTTAGGAAACAGCCTTCTCTCGCACCGTATACGCTCCATAATCCGTTTTCTACATCAGCACCCACAGAACACCATATTAGTAGACGCTCTAGGTTTTGCCACCACACTGATTGAATATCTTTTACTGGAGCACCTTGATTCAAACTCATCTTTACACCTTCTCTAAAGCCCGCTCTGAATGCTTGAAAAGGTGATGCGTTTGTATATGAAGTTGAAAAGTTCTCATTAAATTGATAATACAAATCATCGAAGCAGAATTCTACTAGAGAGCGAGAATCAGCACCGTCTGCTGCTTCGTGGGTTTTCATATTATTAACAAATTTTTTATTCCATAATTTTAAGCCGCCATTGCCGTACATCAATCCATTTACATGAATTTTTCCACACCATGAAAACACATGATCCGCTGTTAATCCTAGTTTTTCGACGTCTACTTCTACATTTAGAAATTCAGGTTTTACTTGATTGTCACCATCAACAGTTATGAAATATTCAGTGTCGGATAGATCCGCGCAGGCTTTATGTGCTGCGTCTGATCCTTTTATACCATGTACTCTTTTTGCCCAAGGAATCTTTTGGCAGAGGTCTGCGTAGTTTTTTTCAGCATTAGGCTCGTCGTAGGATAAAAAGATAATGTCTTGCTCTACTATTCTAATTTTATTCATCTAGTATCCTTTTAAACTGATAAGTATCGAAGCGTCTTGCAGTAAAAACAGATAGAGGCGTGTTTTCTGTCTCAAACGGCATGGAAAAATCTATTACTGCGTAATTATCATTCAGTATACGGGCAAAGTCTACAGAAAGAGTTTTGTAAAGTA